CAACCAACCCCACCTCATCTTAACCCTAACCTTTCAGCTTGGGCTAGAAATAAAGCTTTGCAGGAATGGAGGAGGAAAAATAATAATGATGATTTAACTAAAACCTACTAAATATTTGGAGACCCAAAATTCTCTTCGTATATTTAGGTGTTAAAGAAATAAAGGTTATGGACATAGAAATTTTAGCAGATCAGTGGGAAGAGCAGCAACAATCCCTAAAAGAAATTGAGGCTGAGTTGTTAGAAAACGGAGAAGAGGTTTATGTACCCACCGAAGAAGAAATGGAAGACGAATTACCTTTCTAATGAAAAAGGTTTTATATTTACATGGTCTTGAAAGTAAGCAAGGCGGTCCCAAAGTTGATTTTTTAGCAAAAGAGTTTTGTGTTTACGCTCCTGAAATGGATTATAAAGATCCAACGATCCAAAATCAACTAGATTTTGTAATGCGTCAACTCCAACCCGATCTTATTATTGGTAGTAGTATGGGTGGTTATGTTGCTGATATTTTAGCCCAAAAATATGGTATTTCTGCCATTTTATTTAACCCAGCAGTTCATAATCGTAGTTTTGATCCTGCAATTGAACCTTTAATTGAGGGTGAGCAAGCTGATCTTCAAAAGAAAAAAATAGTTGTATTAGGGAAAAATGATGAAGTTATTCCTCCTTATATTACTCAAATAATGTTTGAAAATAATCGTTATTATGAAGTAGTTTTTGAGGAAATGGCACATCAAGTGCCTTTGCCTATATTTATTGACATAATTGATAATTACAAAAATGAGCTTTGATTTAAAAAAATATTTAGCTGAAGGTAGACTTTTTAAAGAAGAAGATGAATTCGAAAAAAACGTTTGGTTTAAATTAACAGACGAAGAAAAAGAAGAATTTGCTAATGAAATCTTTAATCTAATCAATACAGCATATTCTCCTATTGGTGGTAATCCTAATTATAAATCACCTGATGATGTTATAGGTGATGAAAGAGATGCAAATTACATGGTTATTGATTTAGATGATGATCCTGAATTTGATGCTTTAAAAGTAAGTAAAGATACAACAGCAGGTAATAAATCAGTAGGAATAGGTCATGATGATTCTAAACCTGCAAAATCAGCAGCTGTAAATATTACAGCGATTATGCTTAAAGAACCTGGACATTACATTGAAGTATCCGGTAAGCTAAAAGATATTCTTATTTCAAAAGGAGTTCCTATAGTAACTGATGAAGAAACTATTCAACAAGTAATGAAAGGAAAAAACATTACAATGAATGATGATGGGACTTATTCAAGAGAAATTGGTGGTGAAAGACATACCAAAACTTTAATGGGTAATCCTAAGGTTTAATAAACATGATAATGAGTAGCAATTATATTACACTCCTGATCTATAGGGCATTCATCTATATTAGTAGCAACATAATTTGAAGCTCCACACCCAGTTAATAAGAAAAATCCTAAAATAATAAGTAATTTTTTCATATGTTTGATTTTAATAGTTAATAATTTGGCGATTATACATATTAAAGTCATCTGCGTAATATCAAAGTCATATAAAACGTCATATGAAAATGTGGAGGCCCGAAAGGGCCTTCGTATATTTACAGGGTAAATGAAAAAATAAAGGTTATGAATCCACAAGTAAGATTTGTCCAAGAAAATCCAACCCGTTTTATCGAGCTTAGAAAAGCTTTTGAAAAAGCAGGTGCTAAAGTAGAAATGGAAAGCGTTTGGGATAGTAAAACTAAAAAGTTTATTACTACCGAACTTCCTGAAGTCCGTGGTTATTTTGGTCCTCAAGGTGAAGGATTTTCTATCAATGCTGATCAACTCAGATTTAATATTTCTGAAGAAGAACTTAAAAATATATTCCCACTTAACATAGGTGGATTTGAGTTCACATTTGCTAGTTTTATGGATGCTGAGTTTGAAGATGATCGTGTTTGGAATTCAAGTGTTGCTTTTATAGTGACTAAAGAAAACCAAAACGTTTTGGCTTGAAAATTTGGATTCCCTAAATCCCTTTCGTATATTTAGGGTGTAATAAAAAAATAAAGGTTATGGCAGTATTATTTGCAGATCAGGTAGGATTATTTAATCAAGAAGGTAAAGCGGAATTCGAAGTACGTAGACCTGGGGACAAGTTACTTGAAGGTGTTCGAGTAATGGCTGTCGATGAAGAGGATGCTAGAAAAGTATTCCTCAATCAACTTTCAACAATTTTAAAAAAATATAAATAAAGGTTATGAAAGTAGTTAAAGAGTTTACTTGCGGTATAACAGGAGATGAATGTGTAATCATCTTAAACTCCTTTAATGAGGAGATATGTATCACTAAATCAGAGTATTTGGAATTGAAATCAAACATTGCTCATGATGAACGTGAACTTTGGTTAGAACAAAATTAAAATCCATCAAAAGATTTGGTTACCCGAGATAGGGTTCGTATATTTAGGGTGTAATAAAAAAATAAAGGTTATGGACATGAAAGAACACTTCGAAAACGCAACAGAAAAATTTGAATTTACTACTCTTAATAAGTGGGGAAGAAAAAAAGTTCTTAAGTTTATTCCTAAAGATCCCCAAGATAAATTTGATAGCGCTTGTGTTACGGAGTTAAGTGTGTTTGGTGATCAAATGAATGTTAAATCAATTACTAATGGTGGTTTAATGTTGTATTCATATGATATGCTAGATAATAAAATTACCGCTAAAATTAAGTGGGAAAATATTGAATTAGGCAATACATTGGATGATAAATAAAATTTATGTTATACTCGTTTATTAGGGAATCTTCCCTAAGGCATAGCCGTGATATAGTTGAAAAAAACTTATCACGCTATCAGCCTTTAAATTACAATCGTTTTATGTGGTGGCGTTCTCATACTGATAATGTCATTTCATTAGGCAAACGTGCCCCATTACGTGATAGGATTATTAATGGTGACTTTAATGAATCATCCTATCTAATGCAGGCTCAATTAGCATTGCTTAATGCCCGAGACAAAGTTGATTTGAATAAACATTCTCCTGCTGACCAACAAGAACTTATCTCTGTAGATATAGCTCGCTATAATCGCTTGATGGATGATTATACTAAAGAAGAAACATCTCGCTTAGAGGCTATGTATGAAGCCTTTACTTCCCATTTCAAAATAACTCGTGAAGAACTTGAAAATGAACTTTGCGAATGGTCAGGGGATTTATTATCTTATTATGATTATTGTAAAGAATTTAAATATGAAACCCCTATGTCTGTGCGTAAAGGCAAACGAGGCAGACCCAAAGGGAGTAAAAACAAAAAGAAATGAAAATAGCTATTGGAGGTGATCACGCTTCACCAGATTTAAAAAAATTTATTGTTGATTATTTAAAAAAAGAAGGATATGAAGTTGAAGACTTTGGAACCCATTCTACTGAGAGTGTTGATTATCCTGACTTTGGACATAGAGTCGCTAGTTCTGTTTACTACAAAGATTCTGACCTAGGAATTGTAATTTGTGGAAGTGGGAATGGAATCAATATGTCCGTAAACAAGTGGCTTTATGTAAGATCAGCTTTGTGTTGGAAACCTGAAATCGCAGAATTGGCTCGTCAACATAATGATGCTAATGTTTTAGCACTTCCTGCTAGATTTTTAACCTTAGCAGAAGGTCTAGACATTGTAAAAATCTTTTTAAATACAGAATTTGAGGGAGGTAGACACCAGAAAAGAATAGATAAAATTGTCCCTTAAAATGAAGTATATCACTCAACACCCTATTAAAAAATCAGATTTAGGGTTTCATGGAAACCTCTTTGGAGGAAAATTACTAGCTTGGTTAGATGCGGCTGCTGCTGCCTTTACAGCTGAGTATTGTGATACTCCTCGAATGGTAACTAAATCAATTGATAAATGTATTTTTAGTAAACCTGCTAAAGAAGGTCAGCTATTAAAAATATATGGTAAAGTTCTAGAAATTGGAACAACCTCTATTACTCTAAAAATGGAAGCTCGCTCACATAATGTGTATAATGGAAAACAAAATATTATATTAGCAACCAATATAACATTTGTTAGAATTGATGAGCAAGGTGATGCTATCCCTATCTCAGAAAGAGCTCATAATAAACTTAAAAAAGAAAATAATGGTTAATGAAGGAATGGCAAATCAAGTAGAACTACTTGGATATTATGGAAGTGATATTACCCATGCTCAATCAGCTTGGACTTCAACTTCTCGTGATTTAACAGAAGAAAAACTAGGTAGAGTAGATAAACTACTTAATATGCTAGCCTCAGAGGGACACGAAACACCCTTTGAAAAATCGGGACTACACTTTCTAGTAACTGTAGATCAAGCTACTCATATCCATCTTCTTAAACACAGAATTGGTGTCTCAATTAATGGTGAATCAGCTCGCTATAAGGAACTTAAAGAGGATAAAATGATGTGGCCCTCAGATTGGAATGGTGCTTGGAAAGGTAAACTAAAGGATTATGCTGAAGAAGGTAATCGTTTGTATCATGAAGCACTTGAATATTTTACCCCTATCCTAGGACGTAAACGCGCTAAAGAATCTGCTCGTTTCTTTAAAACATTCAACTCTCAGATTACAATGGATATTATGTTTAATTTTAGAAGTTTTGTCCATTTCCAACGTTTACGTAATAGTGAACATGCTCAAAAGGAAGTAAGAGAGTTAGCTGAAGAAATGTTAAACCAAGTAAAAAATATCGAAGGCAACCCATTTGAAAAAACAATTAAAGCTTTTAAACTTTAACTTGAAGCCAAAAAAATAAATTATTATATTTATTTCAAATAAAGATTATGATTAAAGTATCACATGAGGTTCCAAGATGTCTTCTTTATGATAGTGAAAAATTTAACGATTACGATTATTGTTTGCCTCATCTTCTAGATGAAGACGAAGAATATAAAGAGTATTTTTTACAAGCTAAAAGTAAAGGACGTTATATTGTAATGGATAATTCATTACATGAACTTGGTCATGCTTATGATGATATTAGACTAACTCATTGGATTAAAGAACTAAAACCAAACGAGTTTATTATTCCTGATGTTTGGGAAGATAGAGATGCTTCAGTAGTAAATGCTAGAAAATGGTCTAAAATTAATCTTCCAAAAGGAGTAGAAAAAATAGCAGTAGTACAAGCCCAAACACTTCATGAAGCAGCTACTTGCTACCAAACCTATAAAGATCTAGGATACCAGAAAATTGCTTTTTCATATGGTGCTTCTTATTATAATGATGTTTGTCCTCACCCTAATAAAGATTTAGGTAAGGCATTAGGGAGAATGTATGTGATTGCTAGTTTATTTAAAACAAAAATAATTTCCCAAAATGATAGAATTCATCTTTTAGGATGTGCTGTACCACAAGAATTTGGTTGGTATAAAGGATATAATTGTATTGAATCAATTGATACTTCAAATCCTGTAATGGCTTCTTTAGAAGGTGAAAGATATAATTTTTGGGGTTTAGATAAAAAACCTAAAGCAAACATGAATGATTATTATCATATGTTTGGAGATCAAGTAGATTGGGATTTACTTGTACATAATTTAACTAAATTTAGAGACATAAACGATTTATAAACCAAAAAAACAAAAACTATGAAAATGATGAGTTTATATGACTATCTAGGTCATGCCGCCGGAAGGAAATTAGGATTAGAAGTAGCAGAATCTGCTCGTGATATGGGTATTGCCCCAGGAAAACGTTTTGTAAAAAATCCTGGTTATACAGGAATGATTATGACTTATCCTGAAAAATTCCTTAAACTTTACTTTCAAGATCAGGCAGTAGGAGAACAACTAAAACTCCCATTCTGATATTTATTAAAACAGCGTTAGCCTATACGCTTAAAATACCTGGCAAATCTTAAAATTTATAATAAAAAAATGTCAAAACACGCAGTAGTATCCCTCTCAGGAGGTATGGATTCAAGCACACTTTTGCTAAGGTGTTTGAAAGGATATGACTCAGTAACAGCTCTTTCATTTGATTATGGTCAAAAGCATAGAGTAGAGCTTGAAAGAGCTCAATCTTTGGTTGATTATTTAAATGGCTGTTCACAAAAAGCAGAACAAGATCAATTAGGTACAATCACAGTAACAGGAGAAAATTTTACTCCAATTAATTACCGAGTAATCAAGTTAGACGGTTTAGTTGATTTGTTAAATTCTGCTTTAGTAGAAGGTGGAGATGAAGTACCTGAAGGTCATTATGCTGAAGATAATATGAAAGCAACAGTTGTTCCTAACCGTAACAAAATCTTTGCCTCTATTACTCAAGCAGTTGCTCTTTCAATTGCTAACAAAACCGAAGAACAATGTGATATTGCTCTAGGAATTCATGCTGGGGATCACGCTATCTACCCTGATTGTAGACAAGAATTTAGAGATGCAGATGATGCAGCCTTTAGAATTGGTAATTGGGAAGCAGACAGAGTAGGTTATTTTACCCCTTATTTGGAAGGTGATAAGTTTACTATACTGCAAGATGGAGAAGTTCTATGTGATGAATTGGGAATTGAATTTAATGAAGTATACAAACGTACTAACACCTCATATAAGCCAATTTATATGAATGGTCTATGGTTCTCAGATTACAAATCTGCTTCTTCAGTAGAGCGTATTGAAGCCTTTATTAAACTAGATCGTCCTGATCCTGTAGGTTATGCAAACGAGAATGGTCCTGTAGCTTGGAATACAGCTAAGGCACACGTTGAAAAAGTCCTTGCCGAACATGAGTGATGGTAAAGACGCAGTAAGAGAAATTTTTAAACGATTAAATGAAAAGTTAAACAAAAATAACTCTAAAAAGAAAAAAAAGAAACTCCGATAATTTTCTGGTGTGTTCCTTGGATTTGCACATATGTATAACCATGGAACACACTATAATATATTATTTACACAAAGGAGATAACATCCCATTTTATGTTGGGAAAACAAATAGATTACAAGGAAGAATATCATCTCATAGAAAACGTTTTGGAAAAAATGTTATTTTAGAAGAAATTGATAATGTATCCTTAAGTGAATGGAAATTTTGGGAATGTTATTGGATTGAACAATTTACGAATTGGGGTTTTGTTTTAAAAAATAAAAACAATGGAGGTGGAGGAGCTACTAAACAAAATTTTTCACCCCAAAGAAGTAAAAAAATTAGTAAAGCTAGATTAGGAAAACCTATGCCCCATAAAGGAAAACCATTTAGTGAAGAGCATAAAGCTAAAATAAAAGCAACCCGAGGATTTCTTAAAGAAAGAGAAAATACTTGGGTAGCTAAACCTGTTCTTCAATATGATTTAGATGGAAATTTTATAAGTGAATTTGTCTCCCAACAAGAAGCTCAGTATATTATAGGTAAACCCAATAGTGATGGTGTTGGTGCCTGTTGTAGAGGTACTCAAAAAACAGCTTATGGTTATAAATGGAAATATAAACAATAAAAATAAATAAATTATGAAACTATTATACTTTTCTGCAGATTGGTGCAATCCCTGTCGCACATTCGGACCAATTATGGAACAAGTATCCAAAACTTATCAAGTTCAAAAAGTAAACGTAGACGAAGATTCTACTTTAGCTGCTAAATACAATATTAGAAATGTACCTACAGTAGTAAAGGTAGATTCTAATGGAAATGAAATTGACAAGTTCGTAGGAGTTAAAACTGTAGAACAAATTGGACGTTTTATCAATGGGTAATTTTATTTCAACTAAAGTATTTGATGGATTCTCTACAGTATTCCGTCAATGGAAAGCCGAAGATACTCATTGTAGATTCCTCCATGGATATGGTATTTCCTTCCAGATCTGGTTTGAAGGTGAATTAGATGAACGGAACTGGGTCTGGGACTTTGGTGGAATGAAAAGAGCAAAAGGTAAGATTGACGGTATGTCCCCTAAAGAATGGATGGATTATATGTTTGATCATACCTTTTTGGTTGCTGAAGATGATCCATTTTTAGAGAGTTTTAAAAATATGGATGAAGCAGGTGTTGCTCAAGTAAGAGTTGTTCCTGCCACGGGTGCCGAACGTTTTGCTCAGTATATTTATGATAAAGTAGCACCTTTTATTGAAGAGGAAACAGAAGGTAGAGTAAAGGTAACTAAGGTAGAATTTAGAGAACACAATAAAAACTCAGCAATTTACATCCCATGATAGGAAGAATACAATAGGTAATAATAAAAACATCAAAGAGAGATGAATTTAATTAAAAAGTTATTTAACTTAGAATCTAAAAAAACAAAAAATCCTTGTACTGAAAAATTACAAGAGTATGTAAAAAAAGACCCAACCTTTAAGTATCCTGAAAAAGGAACAATTACAGAGAATATAGGGAGTTTTGAAGTGATAACTGAACTTACACAAAGTAAAGCTAAGTTAATTTCTTTAATAGAATTATACGAAAACAAACTTGAAGTAACCCATCCACATCACAGTAACATTAGATTTGCAGGGTTAAAGTTACCCGATTATAGATACGGTCATACTCAATGCTACTTAGAATTTAAAGGAGACAGACCAATGAATGATGAAGAGTACGAGGCTATGAAGAGTACATACTTACGTGAATGGGAAAGATTTCAAAAACTAAAACTTAAATTTAGTTAGATGGCAATAAAAAGATTAACGGAAGAAGAAAAACAAGCTAAAAAAGGAATTCTAGAACTGTATACTTGTATTCAAAGCGAAGGATCAAGAGCAGGTCGGCCTACTGTAGCTGTTCGCACAACGGGGTGCACGCACCGTTGTTACTTTGGAGAGGGGGGATGGTGCGATTCATTTTATACTTCAATCCACCCAGAGAAAGCAAAATATTCATTTCAAGATATAGTGGATATTTATGATAAGAATCCTCATGTTAAGGAAATGATGTTGACAGGAGGTTCACCTACAATGTGGCCTAAGATTGTAAATGAGTTAACACACTTCGCAAATGAAAGGGGGATCTTCATCACCATTGAGACAGAAGGATCACATTACCTGGAGACAGATTATCCA